TGGCTGCAGCGACGATACCTGCGATTGCTGCTGCCTTCCAGAGTTCCACGTCGAGGACTGCACCACCGGCAACAGCAGCCAAAGCTGATGAACCGAATACTGCGATGATACGAAGGATGAGGGTCTTGAGGGTTTGCATTAGTTGTCCTTATTGGTTAGTGCGCCGATGAAGTGAAGAACGAGAGCTGCGATAGTTAGCCAGATCACGATCTTTTGTAGCCCACCAGAGAGCGTCAGGATGGTGGTGACTGATGCTGCGATTGTCCATATCAGCGCATGGAACTCACCCCAAAACTTCATCACTTAATCCTTCGACTCGGTGCAGGGGCTACGGTCAAGAATACAGCACCTAACGCAATCAACGCACGACGAGTGCTGACTGGCACCGTTGAGTTGAGTGGAACATAGTTGTCTGCGAAACCTTGAAAGATATTCAGCACCGACTCGAATGCTTCACGCACCGAGTTCGGTGCTTCCTGCACCGCTTCGACTACCGCTTCGCTTTCGTCAAGGCTGAGTTCGGTTGGGGTGATTTCGTTGAAGAGTTGTTCGGCTTGGGTGGGGGTGATGTTTTCTAGTACGGCTGGGCTGGTGATGAGCAGGGTGGCTTGGCTGGTGTCTAGGTCTTTGGTTAGTACTTCATCCACGATGGCTTCTATGGCCTCTGTGGACGCTTCTGAGAGGGCTTCTAGGGTGTCCAGTAGTTCTGTTTGGGTGAGCGGTTTCGGCTCGTCTGTGGGGGCTTGTAGCGTTGTGGTCACATCAGGTTCAGATGTGGTCACGGGAGGGACGGTTGATGTCGTTGTTGGTGGATTTGTTGTGGTTGTGCTGGTTGTTTGTAACGGAGGCGGGAGCGTTGTGGTGGGGACTGGTTCTGGTTCCGTTGTGGTGGTTGTCGTTGTTGTTTCGGGAACAGTAGAGGTCGTTGCCGGTGGAACATAAACCGTCGTGGTCGTTGTTGGGGCTACAGTCGTTGACGTACTTGTCGTCGTTGAACTAGTTGAGGTAACCGTTGAAACTGTTTCTTGGATTGTTGTTGACGTTTGTGGTGGTTCCGTTGTGGTTGATGGGACGGATGTTTGAGGAAGACTCGAAGTCGTAGTAGTTGTTTCTTGAACTGTCGTAGTAGTCGGGTTGGTGACAGGGACAGTCGTTGACGGGACAGTAGTAGTAGAGGTCGTCGTCGTTGTTGTGGATGAGGTTGTAGATACCCATTCACCCAAGCCTAATGTCAGATTGGTTATCGTCAGTAGACCTGGTTGGCAGCATGAATCAGTTGAGAATTGTCTGAACGCAAACACATCCCCAGGCTGAATAGGAATGATTGCTGATCCGGTTGCGTTGTTCTGATTCGTCAACTGTGTAACAACACCATTGAGAACAATCTGTGGAGGGTCATACCACCAACCATCATTCGTCTGATATTGCCATTCGAAACCGAGTTCATTAGTTCCCTCTGGGATGATGGCCTCAAGTTTCACCCAATGCGCCAACCCAGCACACGTACCACCATCAGCACCCGTCAGCCTAAACCCACCCTCAACCAACACAACCTGCCCACCCTCATTGGCTAAACAAGACTTAGAGAACTCCCAAACCCCGTAAGCGTCAGCGTTGGCTGAAGATGCTGTAACTAGGAAACCAAGTAGCGCAGGGACAAAGACTAGATAACGACTAGCCGATGAGCGCAGAAACTTCAGCATCAGTCAAACCCAAAGCCTTCAGCTTCGACTCCGCAGATGCCTTCGCACTCGCCTTCGCTAAATCCTTCTCAACCTGTTCACCAGCCTTAACCTGATCAATCTCGTATTGAGCGAACTCAGCATCATTCATCTCACGATAAACAAAACCGTCTTGAACCATTGGTTTAGGAGAGGGCATAACCATAAACCTCATAACTTCCTGTGATGTTCCCTGATGCCGGGAAAAGGGTTAACGAGTCAAATTGTGTTGCAGCACGGAACTCACCGTTGCCGTGACCGCCACCTTGCGCACCACCTACTCGTCCGTATGTGTCCCAAAAGAAGTTTGTGTCTGCTGCAACTTGTGGCGATAGCACCTGCAACTGCACTTTGTTTCGGTCGTTTGAGTTGAACTGTGTGAACTGCCAAGATGTCCCACCATTGAGATTTGCTGCACCAATAGTCGTCGCACCGATCTGGTAAGTAACTCCAGCATTACTGTATGAAGCTGCTGATGAATCAGTACCAGACGCACGAAGACGAGCATTGATAACAGTTGAATCAACTGATGCAGCCGTAATCGTGTAGTTAATCAAATAATTCTTATAAGTTGCAGTAAACGTGTTCGCTGGCAAACTCACCGTCGCAGCAGCACTAAACGAAGTGCCAGTAATATAAACCAACCCAGAAGACGAAACCACATTCGACCAAGCAGCATTATGGTAAACCTGCAAATTGGTTGCAGTTGAATACGCAACCATACCCGCAGAAGGGGAAGGGATCGCTGAAGCCCTCGCAGCAGTACCGGCGAAAACCATCACCGATTGTTCCATCAAATAACCGTTTACATCTGAGCTGGTGAGAACATCACCAGGAGACCAAGTTTTCTTTCCAAGTCCAGCCATAGTGACTCCTACTCTAGCCTAAACCCTTAGTGTCATCATCTAGTTCATCGGTGTCAAGAATGAAGTATGTGTAGATGCGCGCAGGGTTGGTGTACAGGGTGACGATGTGTCGGTCTGGGGTGATGTCATGGCTGATTCCTTCGAGTGCCATAATTTGTGTGACTGACGATGGGCTTGATGGGGCTGGGAATGATTTGGTTACCGATATCTGTGAACCGATTTCTAGGTTGGTGATGGTGGTGCGTTGTGTGTCCGTGAGACCATTCATCACTATTTGGATGTTGCCAAACCAGAACGCTGGTACAGGTCGGGTTAGGTATCCTGCGAGGTCTCCGGCATCATCCAAAGTTTCTAGCAGGGTCACAACTAAAGGCGTTTCTTGTACACCGAACTCCGCTACCGAATCAGCGACTACAGCTTGAGCGAACTGGATGGTTGGTTGTAGGTCACCTGCTGTTGGGATTGGTGGGGCGATAGCGACGTTGACTGTGTTGATTACGGACGGGTTGGTTGGGGTGAAGTCGTTAGGCCGTTGGTCGTTTGATGCAGCATAAAAGTCTGCGAGGATTGCAGCGAGTTCAGCCTCGTTAATGGTTACAACAAAGTCAGACATGTTAATTGTTCACAATCTCAAACGACGAATATGGGATAGCGGTTCCACCAGCGTCAGACAACACAGCATCCAAATCCTGTAACTCACCAACGAGACGACGATCAAACGCAAACGTCCCATCAGCCTTCATAAAAATCCGTCCCTGCTCCGCAGTATTCACACGCAACAAATACTCCAAAATTGATGACGAAGAGTCAATCGGTGCTGTACCCAAATTGGCGACACCAACTTCTAGTTCACGTTGACCTGCACCGGTGAACAGTTCCTCGTTATCAAACACCGCAGCAATACGCTCATCGGAGCGTTGAGCAACAACAGGGTTCTGAACGATCTTACGGTTGTTCAAAGTAAACAACGCATCCGAACAGTTAATTGTCACAAGTGACCTGTTCGGGTTCTCAATCCTCTGGTCATATTGGGTGATAACACCAACAAACAGGTACACCCCGTTTCGGCTGATCCGAACAGCAGAGTTCAACTCAAACCCCAACCTGTCCTTCGTAGCGTTCCAATAAGGGGAAGCTTCATTGACCAGGCTAAACCTAAAGTCCCTATCCTCAATCTGAATCACCGCAGTCGAAGGTTGACCCGTAGGGTCACGGAACCTATTCTGCCTGCCACGATTGATAGACACCTGCTTCACAAACGCGGTCACATCCTGAAAATCGGTTGTCCCATCCAAAAAATATGTTGTCGAATCCAACATGCCAGCCGTAACCGAATCCAACAGGAAAGCGTTCGTGGACGCACCATAATCCAACTCAACCGTATAGGTGCCACAGTTAGGAATCGCAACAGACATGACGTTACTTCGTCACTACAGGAACTTTGCCAACACTCCGATTATATTGTTGCAACGCCTCAACCACCTTCTGAGGCAAACCCTGCTCCGCAATCGCAGCATTGATATTGATCTGATAAGTATCATTCGGACGCAACGCAAACCCACCCCCAGCCGTAGTTGTAACCTGACCAGACACCCCAGCCATCGGATTAGGCATCCCACCCAAAACCTTCGGATACTTCGCAATCAAATCAACTGTGGCCTGCAACGACTTATTGAACTCATCCTGAGCTTCCTTCGTGCTAGTGACCGCATCCTCCCAAGCCTCAAATGCTGATGCCTGCTCAGTAGTTGCATCAGTAAGGTTCTTCAACGCCTCATCGTAAAGAATTGACCCAACCGTCGCACCAGAAATAGTTTCATTCAACAACGTCTGCTGGTCATTCAACTCCTTAGTCGAATCAATCTGAGAATCAATCGCATCCTTCACCGACAACTTCGCCTCAGCCAGATTCAGCTCTGCTCGACGAACATCCATCGGTGAAGACTCAGGGTCTTTACGAACATCAGCCAGATTCTTCTCAGCATCAGCCACCGAATAGATAGCCTCCTCAACCGCAAACGTCGCCCGCTCCTGCGCCCTCTGCGCCCTATCCAACTCCTTCTGCGCAGCAATAGCCTCCGGTGAACCAGCACCAAAACCACGCTCAATCTGAGCCAACCTAGCCTTAGCGTTAGCCAAGTTCGTATTCGCATCAGTCAACGAAGCAAGCGACTTACTCTCAGCCTTCCCAGCCTTACTCAACCGATCCTGCAAACGCTCAGAAGCACCCAGACTCTTGTTGTACTCATCCAACTTTTCGGTAACAGTTTTCAAAGCCTTCTTAACCTTGCCCAAACCTTTTTCATCATCACCCAAATCTTCAGACGAACCCTTGAAGGCTGTTTGCTGATTAATTGCGTCACGGATACTGAGTTTGTAGTTATTGACTGGAACAGCTAACGCATCAAACTTCTTTTCCAAATCACCAATATTGATAAGTTCTGATGAGAAAAGACCCTTGCCAATCAACTTGATTTTTTCTACAGGGTTCAAGGTCATCGCAGCTTTGATGAAATATGCTGCTCTAGCTGCCAAGTTGATTACTTCAGCAAGGGCAATAGCAATAGCTTTGAACGCGACGGTAACCTTAGACCCAGCAGACCCGGATTCAAAAATGAGTTGCTGAAGCCCCGCAACCAAACCTTTTTCACCAATAACTGTCGTGATGCGTTGAACGGCTGGAGCAACATTCTTAACTAAGAAGTCAGACAACTTTTGCAGATATGGCAGCAGGGCTGCGCCAACCGTTTCAATGATTTCCCCGAATTGTCCACGCAGAATCTTTAACTGTCCACCAAACGTATTCGCAGCAGTTTCCGCTGCACCACCGAACTGGTCATTGAGTAGGCCAACAACCTTTTCAAAGTCCTTAGATTTTTTGGTTGCATCATCAAGCGGGATACCGAGTTTTGATAGTGCTGTGAACTGTCCCTGGCTGGCCTTAGCCAACGCCAATGAAACAGACGCAAGGTCTTTGCCTGTTGCAGTAGAAATGTCTTGTGCCGTGTTAAGCAAGTTCTGAGATTGAGTGAGGTCACCTGTCGCTCGAACTAAAGTCCCCAGCGATGAACGAAGTTCTGTGTCAGATGTGCCGGTGCGCAACTGTGTTACCGAAATGTATCGTTCAGCAGAACGAGTCAACGCCTCATTAGCACCAAAGGTTTTCTCCAGCTGACGTTGCAACTCAGCCTGCGATGCTTGGTCTTCCATCGCAGCCTTAACCGCCGAAGTTAATCCCGCAGCGATAGCACCCAACGCAGCGGTAGCACCAACCGCTAACTGACCCCAGCCAGGGATCGCACCACCAACCGACTTCTGTAAACCTTTCAGCCCACCAGATAACCCCTTGAATCCTGCTTGGGCTTTAGCGGTATCAGAAATAAACTTAACAACGAACGTCCGCTCACCAGCCATGCAACGATTCTACTCAATAACAGACAACCCATTCCGCAAAGCAACAAACTCATCAAGCATTGCAGAATACAAAGCCTTCCCCGTCAGGCCATCCCAACGAGAAATATCTACAGGAGCATTCCACCAAGCCTCAGACAACACCTCTGAACCAGCACGACGCTGACGAGGTTGACGTACTTGACGTGCGCGTGGTGACACAGGATTCGATGCGATCTCAACATCCAACCTGAACGATGAATCCAACAATTCGCCATGACCTTCATGGAACTCAAACGGCTGATCGGGTGCGTGTTGAGGTAGATAGAAAATACGAGCAGGGTCTTTAGTCTGAGGGTCACCAACCAACCCGATACGGTCATGCAACTCCTGCCACACCACACGCCACAACGACGCAGGCACCTTCTCCGCTAATGGCAAAACAAGGTGATAGTGAGGATCATCCAACCGATGCGAATAAGTCGAATACGCAAACCATTCCAACCCATCAAGACGTGCATGGTCAAACGCTTCACCGTCCATGTCCACAACCAACGCCTCAACAAACCTGACATTACGGTTACCTCTGGTAGTACCAGCGTCATACTCAACCGGAGACCACAACGACCCAGCCTGCTTGACTGCGTTCTCCTCATGCAACGACAACAGCTCCTTAAGCTGCTCCCAAGACGAAGCCAAAGGCTTCGGATAAATCGACTTCACATTCCTAAACAGAACAGCCATAACCCCTCCTACCTAGAGGGTACAGGAAACCAGGCAAATGTCAAGGCTTATCTTTAAGCGTGTTCAACACCCTCTGAATAGCGTCCAGATATTGAGTGGCGATATTGCCCTTCTCTTTACGGACAGTCTGCCAAAAGAAATAACCTGAACGCCCACGATGACGCAAGAACTGTTTGGTTCTAGGCCTAGCCTGACCACCAAACTCAGCACCAAAGAACACGTCTCCCCTGGTCACCTTGCGCTTGCGATTTCGGTTCGGGTTGGACTTAGAAACAAACGCAGATTTTTCACTCAACTTGATAGTAGGAATACGGTCACGCCTAGCCCGCATACCCTTCATCACCTCAGTTGCCTGACGAGAACGGGTGACAGTCGCAGCCTCAGCCTTAGCCTTCTCATTCAGATTCTCAGCCACATTCTGTGCAGCTTTACGCATCTCAGTATTGAAACGCTCATCAGCCTTCGCAGCGTCACGAAGAAAACTTGCGATACCGACAATCTCAATCGCATCGTTGCCACCGGTAATTGTGACTTGACCTGCTCTACCGTAAACCGCCATACAGCAAGACTACTTGTTTAGATGAATTGCTCTCCAACGCAAATAAGCAAACATCGTGAACAACATTCGAGGGTCTTCTGCCAGCAACACCGAAGGAGCGATACCTGTCTCAACA